ATCATGGGTAATACTAGCCCTAGCATTGAACCTTATAGGGCAAATGCTTACCGTCAAGATACTCTATCAGGTTCTTACTTAAATAAGAATCGTTGGTTAGATGAATTAATTATCGAAATATCAAATGGAAAACCAGAAGGTTGGTATGACGATGTTTGGTCTTCCATTATTGCAAATGATGGTTCTGTCCAACATTTAGATTGGATGTCAGAACACGATAAAGATGTATTTAAAACATCTATGGAAATTGACCAACGTTGGGTCATTGACTTGGCGGCAGACAGACAGGTGTTTATTGACCAAGCACAATCATTGAATCTATTCTTTAGACCTGATGCTAACATCAAGTATGTACACGCTATTCATTTCATGGCATGGAAAAAAGGCGTGAAGACTTTGTACTATTGCCGTTCAGAAAAGATTGGCAAGGCTGATAAAGTGTCCAAGAAAATTGAAAGACAAGTTATTAAAGAGTTAGACATGGCCGAAATTGCAGCTGGTAATGATTGTATCGCCTGTGAGGGTTAAATGCCTTTATTAGTAAAGACAAAAGTTAAACCAAGTGCCATTGAAGGCCTTGGTTTGTATGCTGATGAAGATATTTCAGCCAGCACAATAGTTTGGAAACATGATGCTGATATTGATGGATGGATTGATGATGCTGATTGGCTTAATTTTCCAGAATCATTCAAAGAACACATAAAACATTTTTGTTGTTATGATTCCAGAATGTGTGGTTGGATTAGAGCGAGTGATAATGCAAATTGGATGAATCATTCTGATGAACCCAATTTAGATGTTCCTAATTATTATATTCACATTGCAAATCGTGATATAAAAAAAGGAGAAGAATTGACTTTAGATTATAATAAAATAGGAGATGATGATGTCTTTTTTGATAGCGAATTTACCCCCAGTTAAATGTTATATAAGAAAAGAGTTTTTATATGATTTTGAAAAAGGATTTGGTGAATTGGTGCCTTGTCAATGGGTTAGCTTAAAGTCAATCAAAGGACAGGCTTTTAGAATTGAATCTTATCTACCGGAATATGGAGCTCTATACGACAAAATACCATTACATGGTTATTGTTGGAAAGAAGTTGAAGATGAAATGCCTCTAGATTATTTGCAAATTTGGAATTGTATGTCTTACGACATTACGGTTTTGAAAAAAGCAGTCATTGAAAACTTATCATGTTCATTTTTGGCCAAAGACAAACAGATGGTCAAAGGTCAATATATGTTTACGGTAGATTCTGCAAGTCCTGATTATAATGTTTTAGATGTAAGTTATGCGGAAGATACTGAAGACCACAAATCTTTTAATTTTATTAAATGTGATAATGGTCAGTTTGCTGCTCAGCCGAACAATAGAACAATATTCTTTGAGCCAAGTAGTAATCCTGTACAATTAAAACATCCCGATTTTAGAGTTGCGACAAAAATGTGGTCGGTTGAAACTGATGCAAAATGGTCGTTAGGAGATACAAACACAGTAATGTACGAAAAGGAAGAAAAATGAAAAGAGTACTTAGATTTACAGCATCATGGTGTGGACCTTGTAAAGGTCTAGCTATGACATTGAACAACATAGAAACAAAAATGCCGATTGAAGTCATTGATATCGATGAACAATCAACCGTTGCAAGAGATTTTGGTATTCGTTCAGTACCAACTCTTGTAATGCTAGATGAAAACACAGAAATCAAAAGAACAGTAGGCGCATTACCACAAGCACAACTAGAGGCATGGCTGAATGATTAAAAAGAAAGATTTAAATCTTACAGAAGACAGAAATTATTTTAAGCCATTTAATTATCCATGGGCATATGAGGCTTGGTTGAAACACGAGCAGTCACATTGGCTGCACACAGAAGTACCTATGATGGAGGACGTTAAAGATTGGAAAAAGAAGCTAACAAATGAAGAAAAGAAATTCCTTACACACATCTTCAGATTCTTTACTCAAGGCGATATCGATGTTGCCGGTGGGTATGTTACTAATTATCTTCCTTACTTCCCTCAGCCTGAAATACGTATGATGCTTCTTGGCTTCGCAGCCAGAGAAGCACTTCACGTAGCCGCTTATTCTCACTTGATTGAAACTCTTGGTCTTCCAGAGACAACATACAATGAGTTTATGGAATATGCTGAGATGAAAGAGAAACATGATTATATTATGGATATCTCCAGTAAAAATACAACTAAAGAGAATACTGCAACACATATTGCTGTCTTTAGTGCCTTTACTGAAGGTATGCAATTGTTCTCGTCTTTTATTATGTTGCTGAATTTTCCAAGACATGGTAAGATGAAAGGCATGGGTCAAATCGTTACTTGGTCTATTGTTGATGAGACACAACATGCCGAGAACATGATTAAAATGTTTAGAACATTCATTGAAGAAAATCGTGAGATTTGGAATGATGAATTAAAATCTAAGATATATACAATTGCTGAGAAGATGGTAGAACTCGAAGATAAGTTTATCGATTTGGCCTTTAACATGGGTCCAATGGAAGACTTAACGGCTGAGGATGTTAAAAAGTATATTCGTTATATTGCAGACAGACGTTTGATTTCTTTAGGACTCAAGGGTGTGTTTAAAGTGAAAAGGAATCCTTTGCCTTGGGTAGAGGAAATGATTAACGCACCAACACATACTAACTTCTTTGAGAACAGAGCAACAGACTATGCAAAAGGTGCTCTCTCAGGTGATTGGAAGGATGTTTGGGCCTAATAAGGAACTATAATGACAAACAAAACAATTATGGCTGAATGTGAAAGCTGTGAATCAACATATGAGGTATCTTACATGGAAGAATTAGTATCAGAAGAACTACCAGAGAGATGCCCATTTTGCGGTGAACCCATCGATGAATTATCTGAAGACTATATAGAGGACGATGATGATTCTGAAGATGAGGACGAATGGGAATAAACTGGCAATATAATGATGTAGATTTTACTGAAGACATGATTGGTGACAATTATGGTTTTGTTTATTGTATAACAAATCTTACCAATGGAAAAAAGTACATTGGTAAGAAATTTTTTTATTCCAGCAAAACAAAACAAGTCAAAGGCAAAAAGAAAAGATTTAAGGTTTCTAGTGATTGGCAAACTTACTACGGATCCAACACAGAATTGAAAAATGATGTTATAATGCATGGAGAAGAAATGTTCAGTAGGGAAATCCTACACCTTTGTAAAACCAAGGGTGAATGTGGTTACCTAGAAGCTAAAGAACAATTTGTCCGTGATGCATTAATTGGTGAAGGTTATTACAATTCTTGGATTATGGTTCGTGTTAGGAAATCGCATATCAAAGGACTAGAATGTTAGATTTTATGAAAGAGTTTGACTCTGATTATGATGCGTTATTTTTCATGCCGCATGATGAAGATGAAAACAAAGTTGAAATACATGCGAGAAAGTTTGTATCACAAGGCGAAGCTTTAGATGGTAACGAAATAGGTCCATCATGGCATGTTGTGTTATTTAAATTGGATGAAGAAGGTATGGCCAAGGATATAGATACATTTGATGCTATATTTGCCGAACCTAGGGAATATGTTTCGGAATTAATACCACTTAATTTCTACGGAGTGGTAGCAAGGAAAACAACAACATCCAAGGTTTTCCTGGAAGACTTTGTTGCCAAAATCTCGGCAGTCTGATACAATGTAATTTTGAAACTCGAAAGTTTATTATGATACTCGTTGACTTGAATCAGGTCCTACTGTCTGGCTTGATGGCTCAAATTTCTAACCAAAAAGGTAAGAAGCTAGAGGAAGATTTAATTAGACACATGGTGTTGAACATTATTAGGAATCACCTAAGAAGTTTCCGTGCTGAGTACGGAGAAGTTGTGTTGTGTTCTGACAACCGTAAATACTGGCGCAAGGAATTCTTTCCTTTCTACAAAGCTGGTCGTAAGAAAACCCGTGAGAAATCCGATTTAGATTGGCACCTTATCTTTGATATGTTAGCCAAATTCAAGGTCGAACTCAAAGAAAATTTCCCGTACAAAGTATTGGACATTGAAGGCGCTGAAGCCGATGATATTATCGGTGTATTGGCACCAATGGCAGTTAAGAATGAAAACGTCCTAATCATTTCAAGTGACGGTGACTTCCTACAATTGCAAATGTACAATAGTGAGTTTAACAATCCACACACTATCAAGCAATACAATCCTGCTCTCAAGAAATTTCTTGTATCGAACAATCCAGCGGAAGAATTGAAAGAGAAGATTATCAAAGGCGATAAAGGTGATGGCATTCCTAATGTGTTATCACCATCGGATTGTTTTGTCCGTGACTTGAGACAAACACCTATCACTAAAGGCAAATTAGACAAGATGATGGCCGAAAACTACGGTGATTGGACCGATGACACGGCCAAAACTGGTTTCTCCCGCAATCAAGTACTGATTGACTTGAGAAGTATACCTGACGATATTAAGACTAAAATCCTAAATAGTTATGAGGAAACTGTACCTGCATCTAAGGGAAAGATACTTGACTATTTCATTGCTAACAAGTTAAAAAATTTAATGGACGTAATTGAGGAATTTTGATGAAAAATATACATGAAGTGTTTGATGAGTTTGAATTGGCCAAGAACAAAAAAGAGCGTATGAAAGTGATAGAGAATAATCTATCACCAACTCTTGTTAAAGTTTTGGAATTAGCATTTCATCCGCAATATAAATGGAAAATTACAGAGTTACCTGACTCTTACAAAATTCCTAACGATGTTTTACCTGGACTTACATTCGATGGCTTACCATCACAGTTGAGAAGAATGTATATGTTTCAAGAAGGCAATACTACAGCAGAAACATTGACACCAAAAAGACGGGAAGAATTGCTTTTGCAAATGTTAGAATCTATTGAGCCAAGAGAAGCAGAAGTTATCATTGGTATTTTATCCAAAGATTTAGGTGTCAAAGGCCTAGATTATAAATTTGTTAAAGAAGCATTTCCACAATTGTTACCATAAGGAGAGAAGGTGTCGAAGTTTGTAGCTAAGTTCCGTAAGAACGATTATAATGATGATTATAATTTTCAGGACAAGAAGAAGCGTAGAAAAGATAATAAGGCGGATAGGAAATCCAGCAATTATTCTTATGATGATTATTCGGATTTTTACAATATGGGCTCACCGAAGCGCAAAGAAAAGAGAATGTCGTAAAAATACAACACTTTATTTGACATTTGGCAGTTAACGTAGTATAATGGTGACTGTTTGGAGGAATATTATGATTTATGTGAGAATACCAAAGTCGAAACCTAAGCTAAAACCTAGAGCCGAGCGTGAGCAATATGCGGAATGGCTAAAAAGTCACGAGCCGACTAAAAAAATTGTGTTTCCTGCTCGTGAGCCGTTACAATATAAACTATCGGCGCCTGCCGGACGTGAAACTAGACACATTCCTTCATTAAATAGTAGCGGTGGCTCAGCAACTAAAGCGCCGGCTAAGATTTATACAGGTGACAAGATGCTCGGAATAGCAACTTTGCACAAATCCAACGCTGTTCCTGTATTTTCCGGCGAAGAAGCAGTCGAAATTTCAAGTATGAGGCGTTAAAATGAACAAGAAAATGAGTTTTGTAGTAAAATTACAGAAACCAGTGTGTCGTACACCAATCAAACCTGTGCAAAAGCACAAAACTGTCGCAAATTTTAGTCGAAAATCTAAACATAAAGCAAATTTGACGCAATTTTTTAACGAGGAGTGTTCAAATGTCGCAAATTTCTAATTTAGACGAAGAAAAAACCCAGGATTTAGACTTTTCCGAGGTAGAATTAGCAGTCCGAAGATGGGCTGCTCAAACCGGACACGAAAATGACCAAGAATGGTTTAAAAAAATGAAGGAACAATATGAGTAAGAGCAGAATGTTCTCTTATGAAGAAATTTTTGAAACTATTCCAGATGATCCTGACAATATCCTGATGAAATTTCCTCCAGAGTTGTTAGAAGAAACAGGTTGGGGCGAAGGAACCGTGGTAAATATTACCGTTGAAGATACAGGATCCGGTAATGTGATGATTATAACACCTGTTGCTCCATAGTAACATTG